CCTGATGCTGATATAGAAGTTGATTTTATAAAAGAATATAAACCGACAGTACATTAAGGGAGTTTTTACATGATTTTATTTAAAAATGAATTGGCTTTAGATCATGAGGTGTCTATAGAACATCTTGTTGAACTTTGGACACAAGATTTAATAGATTATTATACTGACACATCGTTTAGTAATAACTATGATGCTTGTAGGGAATCAGCATGGGCAGAAATAGAAGAAGAGTTTCATTACGAAAAATTAGAAATGATAGAGATATAATATAAGAGTTGACAATGCCGAAAACGTATTATAAAAAAGTGAAAACACCTAAACCACGCAACCCAGTTTTTTCAAACATGGTGCAAAGAAAAACCATGTCGATAAACGACAAGCGTGAAAAGGTTGCAAAACGTAGACACGAACACGAGATGTTTCAAGCTAAACTTTTGAGAAAGGAGATTAAAGATGTATAAAATAGTTGGAAGTTTTTTTGACGGTTTCTCTGGCACGATGCTTGCTTTAGACAAGCTAGGCATTACACCAGACGAGTACCATGCTTTTGAGATTGACCCTTATTCAAGTGCCGTAAGTAGGTACAGATACCCAAACATCATTCGGCATGGCGATGCACGAAATTGGGAAGTTCTCAAGGGTAAAAAGATTGACCTCTTGGTTGCAGGATTTCCTTGCCAGAGTTATTCGGTCGCAGGTTTGCAGAAGTTCCAAGAAGACCCAAGAGATATGTCAAAGGTATTGCTTGACGCTATCAAAGGGTTAGATGTGGATAAGATATTGATTGAGAATGTTGCATCAATGCCAAGAGTTTGGAAAGACTATTTTACTGAAATGTTTCAACGAATCTTTCCAGACGTAGTGTGTCACGAGGTAAACAGTTGTGTAAAGTCGGCTCAATCTCGTAAGCGATTATATTGGACAAACATTGACTTTGATGTCATGGAACTTATGTCTGATAGTGGCATAGTTATGAATGATATTCTTGAAGATAGTGCTATGTCAGATAGAGATAAAGCATACTGCCTAGATGCTAATTACTTCAAGGGTGGTAATCTTAAACACTACTACGAGAAAGGTAGACGGCAAGTTGTATTCAATGACAAAGGGCATCCCCATTGGGATAAGTGCAAACAAGTCGGAGAAGCTGACCTCAAAGGCTATGACATCATTCGTAGGGTGTATAGTCGGCATGGAAAGTCACCCTCTCTCACAACCATGCAAGGTGGTCACAGAGAGCCTAAAGTCGAGTGTGGTCGTATCATTAACCGAAAGATTAACCCAGAAACAGGCAAGAGAGATGACTACAATCCAGACTTGAAGCTAGAACCACGTATTGAAACCAGAGAGGATGGCAAGACCAATACACTCTCTACAGTTCAAAAAGATAATGTTGTAGTTAATCATAAGCAAATGTATTGGAGAGCCTTGACACCATTAGAATGTGAACGCTTGCAGACAGTTCCAGACTTGTACACACAGTATGGAGAGTTTGACCACAAGCATGGCTATCTAGGTGAGGTCAAGCCAATATCAAATAGCCAGAGATATAAGATGCTTGGAAATGGTTTCACAGTAGACGTTATATCCACAATTTTGAAAGGAGTAAATAATGAAACATGATGACAAAAAACACAGAGAGAAGTATCTGAAGTTTGCGAATCTTTTATCGGATATCTCTTCAACTACGGCAGAGAAGTGTCCAATAACTTACGATCATATAGTTGGTTTAGATGATCTTTTGTATGCCATAAAAGATGACTATGGTTTTGCATATAAAACTAGGTCAATGTATAGTGGCATAGTATTTAAAGAGGATTGCAAAGATGACGAGTAAACTTATGCAATACGCAGTAGTGTTTGAGCCGTTTGAAACAGAGGGATTAGAATATGTCAAGCAAGGATGTGGTGCTATGTGGGACGATAAGAGTCCAATCAAACTGTTCGATACCCACGAAGATGCCCAGAAAGAAGCTGACAAGTGGAATACAGGACAGGTGGTACAGTATGGATAGAGAGGAATGGAACGACTTAACCAAAGACCAACAAGGCGATTGGATTGAGTACCAGAATCATAATTGTGAGCATGAGCCTGTTTATTATGAGTTCTACGAAGATGGTCACAGATATCATGGTTATGAGTGTGGTCATTGTGGTAAATTATTACAAACAGGATAGGAGATGATACAATGAATGAAGGACACGCATTATTTTTGTTGATGATAGGTGCAGTAGTAATAACACTAGCACTTAACATGGTAGTACAAGGATTTATCAGATGAGTAAGTATAATAAGCAGAAGAAAAGCAGACGAGAGATATTGACAGATTTGGTGGTGGCTGTCGTGTGTATAACAATAATTGGTGGGATGCTAGTGTATGCCCACTTTGATATAGTGGGGATAGTAAATGAATAAAGATTTAAAAATAACATTATGGCTAGTCATAGCAGTATTTATACTGTCTATATTAACGGCAGGAGTAGGCGCATGGGTATCCTAGAAACAGCATTTATGTGTATGGCTCTCAATATCTATCACGAAGCTAACAATCAATCTATGCTAGGGCAGATAGCTGTAGGACAGGTTGTAATGAATAGGGTGGCAGACAGCCGTTTTCCAGACACAGTTTGCGAAGTGGTAAAGCAAGCTGTTACGCACAAGGGAACAAATAAACCTATACTTTTTCGCTGTAGCTTTAGTTGGTACTGCGATGGCAAAAAAGACGAACCAGAGTACGACAGTAAATCGTGGTTTCTAGCACAGGATTATGCACGAATAGTTTTGTCTGGGAAAATAGTTCTGGACGTAACACAGGGAGCAACGCACTATCATGCAACCTATGTGCGTCCATCTTGGGCAAAAACAAAAAAGAGAACGACTAGAATTGACAGACATATATTTTACAGATGGGAAAGGTAGGTTTATTTATGCGATATGTACAGAAAAGAGTATTGGGAGATGGAAAGACACACTACAGATTCAATCCCCCACAATATTTAGTTGACGAGGGAGTTGTCTGTCGAAAGGAGTTAGGGACGGACGTTCTCAATGTCAAAACTTTGGCAAAAGACTTTAACAAAACGATTGATGCGTTTAGAACAAACAAGAAACAAATACAGAACATAAAAAGAACAAGCACTTTGTCTGATTTAATAGACAGCTACTTTTTATCTAATGATTTCAATATGTTACGAGATACTTCTAAACATGACTACACATACTTTCTGGAAGTTTTACGAGAGTCCTCTGGCTCAAAAAAGTTTATGGCAATTACAAGTAAAGATGCAAAGATTTCGTATGAGAGATGGGTGGACAGAGGAGTGACGTTGGCGAATCATGTTTGCTCTTGTGCATCAATCGTGTTCAATTTTGCCATACATATGGAGTACACAACCTTTAATCCATACAAAACTGTCAAAAAACGACTGCCAAAGAAGAGAAAAGTGGTCTGGACACAGGAAGATGTCAAAAAAATGCTTGACTTCTGTTATGATGACTTCAAATACCGAAGCATTGGACTCATAGTGCAGATGGCATACGAATGGTGTCAAAGAATTGGCGATATGAGGACTCTAAAGTGGTCAAATATTGATTTACATCGAAGTCATCTCTATTTGGAGCAGTCAAAACGTAGGTCGGTGGTGTTCCTTCCGATTTCAGACGGACTGACTGCCATGTTGAAGCAACAAAAGGAAGAGTTTGGCTTTCAAGAGTATGTATGCCCTAAAATAAGACCTGTTAAGGGTATTTACGTGCCGTATGGTATGTATGAGGTCGGAATGTTGGCAAGGCGAGTCATGCGAAGAATAGGACTGTCTGACGAGCTACGACTTATGGACTTGAGAAGAACAGGCGTGACCGAAATGGTTGATGCAGGTGTAGATATTAGTCAAATTATGTCTGTTACAGGACACGCAAACATTGGTTCAGTACAGCCGTACATAAAAAATACGTACACGAGTGCAAATAATGCTTTGACAGCCAGAACGAATCATGTTAAAAGCATTTCAAATGCCGACACGGAAAGTGATACATTATGATAAATGATATATACAGTTTAGTGTTACAGTTAGACTTACGTAATGGAGAAACAAAGCGTATGAATTGTCCTAACTGTAATGGCTACAAAACTTTTACAGCTACAAATAATATGGGTAAGCTCGTATGGAATTGCTACAAAGTTTCGTGTTCTATATCTGGTGGAGTCCGTGTTCAGCTTACCTCTGAAGATATTAAAAAGTCTTTAGGCTATGCTGTAAAAGAGTTGGACAATGCTGACTTCACAATGCCAGAGTATGTAGTTCCGTACAGTGGACAGCGTGAGGTTAATAGATTCACAGAGAGATATGGCATTGACGAATGGGAATTACACTATGATGTAAAGGACAATCGTGCTGTATTTCCTATCATGGATAATGGCTATATTGTAGATGCTGTGGGACGTTCTTTGCGAAATAGTTTACCTAAATGGAAAAAATATGGGAATAGTGGCTTGCCATACTCGTTTGGTTGTGGTAAGGTCGCTGTAATTGTTGAAGACTGCGTGAGTGCTTGCGTGGTAGGTAGGGGAGAATTTGTGGGAGTTGCTGTGTTGGGTACATCTCTTGTCGAATCACACAAAAAGTATCTCTCGCAGTTTTCGACAGTGGTTGTAGCATTAGACCCTGATGCACTACCGAAGACAATAGCGTTCAGTAAAGAGTTAAGAGGGCATGTGGACGAGGTAAAAGTTTTACGTTTGACAGATGACTTGAAGTATCAAAATAAAGTTGACATGGAAAATTTAGCAAGGATAGGAGATACATCATGGAATTAAGTTTAGTCAGAAGTCTGATGGACAGGAGCTTTTACGAAGAACACAGAGGTGCTAGATGTCCAGACAGATTGTTTAGTAAAGATGTACGAAAGATTAAGACTGCCGTAGATAAAGCAATGTACAACTACGAAAGAACTGTTACACCAGACGAGATAGAAGCATTGTTTATGGCAAATAATCCGACACTCACTACTGCACAGAAAGGTGCATACAGTGATTTGTTTAAGAAGATAAAGCAAGAACAACCTCTAGGAAGTGACGTAGCACAGGAAGTCTTGTCAAAGTTATTCCAACAAGTTGTAGGCGAGGATATAGCGAATCTAGGATTTGATTATGTGAATGGTACACAGAGTAATCTTGAGCCATTGCGTAATATTTTAGAAAGCTATGGTGATGACTTCACACCTAACCTCAACATAGAGTGGGATAATATGGACGTAGACACTTTGTTACAAAAGAATGATATGGAAGCACGTTGGGCATTTAACATTCCATCACTTACTAGAGCCGTTGAGGGTGTCAACGATGGACACCTGATTGAAGTGGGTGCTAGACCTAACACAGGTAAAACGTCTTTTCATGCGAGTTTGATTGCAGGAGTAAATGGTTTTGCAAGGCAGGGTGCTAAATGCATTGTGCTTTGTAATGAAGAGGGCAGTCATCGTGTGGGTCTACGCTACCTCACTTCGGCTACTGGTATGGACAAGTACCAGATAAAAGAGAACCCTAGTAAAGCAAAAGAGTTGTATGCACCCATCCAAAAGAATGTCAAGCTACGTGATGCCACTGGTAAAGATATGTCTTGGGTTGAGAGTGTATGCAAGTCGTATCAGCCTGACGTAGTTGTCTTGGATATGGGCGATAAGTTTGCCAAAACTGGTGGGTTTGCTAGGACAGACGAAGCTCTCAAAGCAAATGCTGTCCATGCTCGTATGATTGCCAAGCAACATAAGTGTGCCATATTCTATATGTCACAGTTGTCTGCCGAAGCAGAAGGCAAGGTTGTACTCAACCAAGCTATGATGGAAGGCAGTCGTACAGGAAAAGCGGCAGAAGCCGATTTGATGATTTTAATTGCCAAAGATGCTCCTGTAAACAACAAGAGTGGTAATGATGATGGTGGGGAAGAAAGTACACTGCGACATATCAATGTAGTTAAGAATAAGTTATCAGGTTGGCATGGTCGTATCGTGTGTGATTTAGATTACAAAACAGCGAGGTACACAGCATGAACCAATTAGATTTATTTCTATCAGAGAAAACTAAAATAGACCAATCTATTAAAGACATATCTGATGTTCCTATTTACTTTGGTGATAAAGGGCAGAGAAGAAAAGACTTAAATAGAACCTCTGACTTTATAAAAAGATTACGAAGAGGAAAGTACACGGTGTATTCCACTGGTGGTACACATCTACTTCCAAAGTATGAGGGCAGAGAGGACTTTCCATACCTAGTAAACAATGATACGGATAAGGTATTGCGTCCTAGTTTTAGTCGTGCTGTATACCCTTGCTATAGATTATATGATGATGACAGACAAGGTTGCTCTATATATTGCCACAGAATATTTGGCATGGCTTTTGTATACAATGATTTGCCTTTCGATAATTATAATCTAGATCATATAAATGAAGATAAATTAGACTATGCTATAGATAACTTGCGTTGGGTGTCTGTATCTGATAATATGAAAGCTATAAAAAATAGGGCAAGTTCAAAGAACAGTAAATTTAAAATATATTCTAGCGAAAA